AGGCTGCTCAAGACCTTAAGGATTCCATATACAACCAAGAAGGCTGGGATGACCTAGAACCTTGGGAGCAAGACCAACAGTTGATTAACGCAGGAGGCACTGCAATCAACGGTACTGATGGTAACCAACCTGAGGAGCCTGAGGAGACTGAAGAAACATTGGTTGAAGGTGTTACCTCTACTGTACAAGAAGGGATTGATAAGATTAAAGAAGAGTTCCCAACTTGGGAAGAACTCTGGGGTAACATTAAAGATGCCCTACCTAGCGACCCTGAGGAGTGGGGAGATGCCATTAGAGGTGTGCTTACTTCTGTAGGTGTTGATTTACCCAGTGGAGACATTTGGGAAATACTCAATGGAGGATACGGTGTTATTGCTACTGGTGGTGGGTCTATATTTAACCCAGCTAACCAAAACGTATTCATCCCCGGTATTCCCGTAGGTTTACCCCCGTCATCTACAGTCATAGGCACTGTGGAGGATTTAATCAACGACCCTGTAGGAACATTGGTTAACAAGGTTAAAGATGTCTTTGGAGACATTGTTTCTGATCCCGGAGCCTTCGTACAAGGGATACTAGAGGGAACCTTAGATGTCCCCTCAAGTGTCTGGGATGTCCTTGTAGGCGGTGTTGCAGCAGGTCAAGATGTGTACGACTGGGTTAAGGAAACCATAGGTAGTTCTGAAGAAGAAACTATTGTAGGTGGCGAAGAAGAAGAAGTCGAGGAGCAAACTGAGGAGCAAGTCGAGGAGCAAGTCGAGGAGCAAGAAGAGCCAGCAGAAAACGCTAGAGTAAATCAAGTCCTTGACTTCTTTAGCAGCGCCTTCAACTCCGTCCCTGATCCTGAGGAGCAAGTCGAGGAGCCTGAAGATGGGCTTACCTTTGGAGGAGAAAGTGTAGTTTATGAGCAGGGTGAGATAAACCCTAGAGAGCAACAAGTCATTAGCCTATTCGGTAGTATGTTTAACTCTGTACCTGATCCTGAGGAAGAAGAAGAAGAGGAAGTAATAACAGGAGGAGAAGTAACTGAGGAAGAAGAGGTAGTAACTGAGGAAGAAGAGTGTGATCCATTTACATTCGGTGGCGGCTCAGGGTGTAATGCATACGACCCCGTAGTACAAGATCCTGTAGTAGAAGACCCTATAGTAGACACTCCTCCTCCCCCTCCTCCAGAAGAGCCTCCGATAACCGGGGGTGGTGGAGCTAGTGGAGGTGCTGGAGGCAGTAATAACGGTGAGTTTGAAGGCTTCTTAAGTGGCATTGATTATAATCCCTTGCAGATCCAAGCTTTAATCGAATCTAAGCAGCGTAAGTCACTTGTTTCATCTCTGTTTTCGGAGTACTTTGCATGACATATTTACAATTAGTAAACAACGTCCTGAGAAGGATGCGAGAAGAGGAGGTTCCTAGTGTTGACTCCTCTACCTACAGTAAGATGATAGGTGACTTCGTTAACGATGCTAAGAAACTTATAGAGACTTCTTGGGACTGGTCAGCCTTACGGACTACAGTAGTGTTCACGACCTCTGAGGATGTCTTAACTTACCCTCTACTTGACACCAAGGACACTGTGAAGGCTCTGAATGTAATCAACGACACCTCTGATTTCTTCATGGACTATCGTACTACTGACTGGTTTGATAATCAGTATTACAACCAAGAGCCTGTTAAGGGGTCACCTCAGTTGTACACCTATAGGGGCCTTGATTCTAATGGCGATACTCAGATAGATGTATACCCTAAGCCTGACGGTGCTTATGTTGTTAGGTTCAACTGTGTCTTACGTAACGATGAGCTAGTGGCTGACACAGATAAGCTAATGATTCCTAACATGCCTGTGATTCACCTCGCGGTAGCCTTATCAGCCCGTGAGCGAGGCGAGACAGGAGGCACATCAACAGCCGAGTACTTTGCTATTGCTAATCAGTATCTCTCTGATGCTATCGCTCTGGACGCACAGAAGCACCCTTATGCAACAGACTGGTATACCCCTTAGGAGCTAGTGTATGGCCCAGCCCTTACAAAGTATAAACCTAGTTGCTCCTGCGTTCAAGGGGATCAACACTGAGGATTCCCCGTTAGCTCAGGACCCCTCGTTTGCTGATGTTGCAGATAACGCTGTCATTGACAAGCGAGGACGCATTGCAGCACGTAAAGGTCTTGATACGCTTACAGACGATAAGACAGAGTTAGGCACTGACTACGTACATTCCATACACGAGTTCTTCGATGACTCAGGTAATAATGTTCTGTTCAGCATGGGTAACGATAAGATACTCTCAGGGGTCCATGACTTTGTTGACGAAACACCAGTAGGTTACGTAATAGCTGAGAACGACTGGCGCACCGTAAACTTCAACAACGCTGCTTACTTCTTCCAGAGAGGACAAGAGCCACTCATCTATACCGACACAGGTGGCCTTCAGACCTTTGGTGACTACGAAGGACACACAACGCTTACAACTTTGTATTGTAATGAAGTTGCTGCGGCATACGGTAGACTCTGGGTAGTCGATAGTAACGAAGGTGCACAGATTATCTATTGGTCTGACTTACTCAACGGTACTGATTTCTCTAGTGGCTCCTCAGGCTCCATAGATATTTCTGAGGCTTGGCCTGATGGTGCCGATAGTGTCGTAGGTATCGCAGCACACAATAGCCTCCTAATTATCTTTGGTAGACACAGCATCGTTGTGTACGAAGGTGCAGACTCTCCAGCTACTATGTCGATTGCTGACACAGTTCCCGGCGTAGGTTGTATTGATAGAAACTCTATTCAGCACATCGGTACTGACATACTCTTCTTAGACGACACAGGGCTTAGGAGCTTCGGTAGAACCATCCAAGAGAAGTCTATGCCTATTAGCGACCTCAGTGGTAACATTAAGACTGAGTTCATTGAGACTCTTGTTAACCGACAAGGGCCAGTAGCTACCATATACTCACCAGAGAATACATTTTACCTCGTGTCGTTCCCCTCTAATAATCTTACGTACTGCTTTGATCTTAAGGGTAGGACAGAGAATGGATCATATAGGGTCACTCGTTGGCCCTCTAGTTCTTTCTTCTCCTTTGAAACTATAAGGTCAGGAGAGCTTCTTGTGGGTAACACTAACGGTCTAAGCATCTACTCAGGATACTCAGACAATAATGCTCCTTATCGCTTTAAATACTACAGTCCGGGACTAACCTTTGGTGACCCTTCAAAGCTAAAGATCCTTAAGAAGCTCAGGCCCACCATTGTAGGCGCTAACTCAGCTACGGTATTTATCTATTGGGCTTATGACTTCAGTACTGCGTTTAGATCCCAAGCATACACTGTAGGTAGTCAAGACCCGGCCTTCTATAACATTTCTGAGTTTAACATAGGTGAGTTCACTGGTGGTACTTTGATTTCTCGAAGGGCCATTAACGCCACAGGAGGTGGCAGTGTGATAACAATTGGACTTGAAGCAGACATCAATGGGTTCGCTTTGTCACTACAAGAAATTAACGTACTAGCACTGATAGGTAAAACATTATGAGCAACTATACACCGACAACAGACTTTGCTTCTAAGGATGCTTTGCCTTCAGGTGATCCAGCTAAGATTATCCGAGGTACTGACTTTAGCGCAGAGTTTAATAATATTGCAACAGCAGTGGCGTCTAAGGCTAACACAGATAGCCCCACGTTCACAGGTGTTGTAACAATCTCTGACCTAAACTTTGTAGGTACATTGGATTCAGGAACAATTGACGGAGGTACTTACTAATGCAAGAACTTTTAGCTTTACTCGGTTTAGGAGCCACAGGAGGATTCTTAACTAACGAGGCCATGGGTAGACTAGGAGACATAGGAGAGCAGTCTGTCGTAGGTACTCAAGTTGAGGGGCCTGATGGACAAATGGTAGATGTCCCCGGCGCTTTAGACCTAGCGAAGCTGGGTTTGGACCAAACTCAATTTCAGCCCTTCTCAGTTACCTCCTCTACAGGTAGTAAGTTTGGTTTCCAGCCAACTTATGATGCCGAAGGTGCTCTCTCAGGATTTGGATCTTCTACGACCCTATCCCCAGAGGAGCAGGCAATACAAAGTATGCTCATGGGTCAAGCGCAGTCAACTTTAGGCGCAGGGCCGTATGGGCAGGCTGGAGGTAGAGCAGCAGCAGAGCAAGCGTACGGTCTTGGCGGTCAGTTTATGCAAGCTGCACAGACACAGCCGGGAGACATCAACCAACTTAGGGGGCAGTTTGCCAACCAAGTTAGTGGACAACTAGGACAGCAACCCAGTGCTGCTATAGGGCAACTCGGACAGCAAGCGTTAGGCTTAGGCTCTCAAGGCTTAGCAACGCAGGCTCCGTCAGACGTAGAAGCTCTTAGGCAGCAGTACGCAGGCTTGGCAGGTCAAGCGGCGGGTGACGTCTTAGGCTCTACAGCAGGCCGTGAGGCTGATGTATACAACCGCATCCGGGCTACTCAGAGGCCTGAGGAAGAACGACAGCGTATGGCTCTAGAGGAGCGTCTGTTCAATCAAGGTCGTTCAGGTGTCTCTACTAACATGTACGGTGGTACTCCTGAGCAACTTGCGATGGCTAAGGCTCAAGGGGAAGCACAGAACCAAGCTTCGTTAGCTGCTATTCAGCAAGCTCAGGCAGAACGTCAGCAGTCCTTAGGTGAAGCTAAAACCTTTGGTAGTATGTTTGGACAACAAGCGGGGCTGTCTAGTGACATACAGACTCAAGCACAAGCTAGGGCGTCACAGTTATCAACGCTAGGCTTGAGTGCAAACCAGATTGAGTCTCAGTTGCAGACTGAAGGCTTAGGTAGGGCAGTCACATCGTCTGGTCAGTCAGCAGCACTCGCTAAAATGGCAGGAGACTTGCAGGCACAACAGGCAGGCCTCGGCTTAGGAATGTCTGAGCTAGGTTCTCAGTTGTCTGCACAAGACATTGCGCTCTTAGGAGCACAACAGAAGCTAGGCTTAGGATCTTTGGCTGGTGCTTATATACCACAGGGTCAGATGAATGATCTACAGGCTCAGAATCAGATGTACGCACAGCTAGGCCAACGTGGTCAACTCTCTGGCGCAGGCCTCTTTGGTGAAGCAGCTATGGGTGGCCTTGAGGCTCGACTAATAGCAGAGCAAGCACAAGCTAACCTCTTAGGTAACTTAGGATCTGGTTTACTTAGTGGTATCTTTAGCCCAGTTGCTCAAGCAGGTGGTGGTGCTACTAGCCTCATTGGTAGTGCACTAAGTCAATTAGGTAAAGGGAGTTAAGTAATGGCTAGATTCTCAAATCAATTTCTACAGGGACTAGGGAATCCTAGTTATAGCGAAGGCTTGTTTGACATAGGTAAAAACATATCTGGAACTCCTATGCTGATGAAGCAAGAGAAGGATAGGAAAGAACAACAAGCTCAGGTTATGCAGGTGCTTCAGAACAACTCAGATAACGCACCTCTACTGAACGCTCAGTCTCAAAAGTATCAAGCCCAAGGTAACGAGGAGTTAGCCAAGGTGTTCTCTGAGGCTGCTCAACAGGCTGTCACAAGATCCACTAGAAGAGGAGAGATTGCTGAAAAGAGTAGGGAGAGGGCAGATGTACGTGCGGAAGCTGTGGGTAAGAAGGTGGACGCACAAGGCGCAGAGCTTCGAAGGTACGCACTTGAGCAGAATGCCACTAATGTTGCTAATAAGATGATTAAGGACCCTAATCAACTTGAGGCCACTTTAGTAGGCCTTAGGGGTGCCTCTGACGAGCAACTTAGGACCTTCTTAAAGGAAGCCTCTAAGCCTAAGGAGCGAAAGACTCAGCTTATGTCTCCCGGTAGTCAATTAGTGGACACAGCCACAGGTGAAGTGATAACC